ATAGTCTAGGTGTCGATGAATATGCAACAGAATTGACACATAGATTTGGGGATGATGACAAATTTAAACCCAAAAGATTTATTGATATAGCTAATAATTTAAAGCCTTTAATTACTGCAGGGTGTAGAGATAATAAATTACTTTATATAAGTGCCGATGGATACATATATCCATGTTGTTACATAGTCACATATAATACTCTGCATTCAACTGAATTCTGGAAAAATAAAGAAGTTTATTCAATTAAAAATAAATCGTTGGATGAGTTTTTAAATCAGCAACATATTGAAAAGTTTATCAATCGTATAGAAGATAATTATGATAGTGCATACAAAGTATGTCAAACCAATTGCAATGCTAACACACAAGAAATTAAATTATACACAATTCTAGAAAAATGAAAGATTATAACGCAGACATACAGAAATTGTTTTTAGAAATGATGATGGAAGATGCCAGTACCTATGTAAGGGTACAAAACATCTTTAATGCAGAAAACTTTGATAGAAGTTTAAGAGCCACTGCTGAGTTTATTAAAACACACAGCGACAATCATCGCACACTGCCCACACGTGATCAAATCCAAGCAGTAACAGGAGTAGAACTACGTCCGGTGCCTAACCTGGATAAAGGACATTATGATTGGTTTCTTGAAGAATTTGAAAGTTTTTGTCGCAGACAAGAACTGGAACGTGCTATTCTTAAAGCAGCAGACTTGATTGAAAATGGGGAATATGATCCAGTAGAGAAACTGATCAAGGATGCAGTACATATCAGTTTGACCAAAGACATGGGCACAGATTACTTTGCTGATCCTGCTGCTCGTATCAACAAGTATTTTAATGCAGGTGGACAAGTTAGCACAGGGTGGCCGCAGGTGGATAAACTGTTGTACGGTGGATTCAGTAGAGGCGAACTAAACATCTTTGCTGGCGGATCTGGATCTGGTAAAAGTCTTGTTATGATGAACATTGCGCTGAACTGGTTGCAGCAAGGACTTAATGGTGTTTATATTACATTGGAACTTAGTGAAGAACTGACCAGTTTGCGTACAGATGCTATGTTGGCCAGTATGAGTACCAAAGACATACGTAAAGATATTGATACCACTACGCTCAAAGTCAAGATGGTAGGTAAAAAATCCGGAACTTATCAAGTCAAAGGACTGCCTGCACAAAGTAACATCAATGATATTCGTGCATACTTAAAAGAATATCAGATTCAAACAGGACGTACAGTTGACTTTATCATGATTGACTATCTTGACTTGCTAATGCCAGTGAGTGCTAAAGTAAGCCCGAATGACTTGTTTGTCAAAGACAAATACGTTTCTGAAGAACTACGTAACTTGGCCAAAGAACTATGTATGTTGATGGTAACAGCTTCGCAGTTGAATCGTAGTGCTGTAGAAGAAGTAGAGTTTGACCACAGTCATATATCAGGTGGTATATCCAAGATCAATACAGCAGATAATGTGTTTGGTATTTTTACCAGCAGGGCCATGAAAGAGCGTGGACGCTATCAAATACAGTGTATGAAATCGCGTAGCAGTACAGGGGTAGGCATGAAAGTAGACTTAGAATACAACATTGAAACCATGCGTATCACTGATCCCGGCTTAGAAGCCGACAACGGATTTGGTCATCAGTCTAGCAAAGGTATTATGGAGCAAATTAAGAGTTCCAGTACACTAGCACCCGTTACAGCAAAACCCAAAGAAGGATTTAGTATAGAGAGCAAAGTGCAAGGTAACGTAGACAGCACCAAACTCAAGCAGATGCTAGCAGGATTAAAGAGCAAATCGGAATGATAGAAGTACCTCATCATTATTGTGCTAATTTACATGCCGGGTTAAATTTATCACTCAGGCCTGATGGAAAAATATCAGCAAGTACGTGTACAGTTCAACCAATCAATACGATAATTAATGATCATAAAGTTTTTAATCATCCAGAACTAATAGAATTTAGAAAACGAAATGTTGATTTAAAAGAATTAGAAGGTATTTGTGCAAAATGCGATCCACTAGAATGTGATGGTATTCGTGGCCACAATCGAGGTGCAGTTAATCGGTTGTATATTAAAGACAAATTGTTATATGATCAACTTGGACCAAAGCAAATAACCTTTCAATTAAACTATGTTTGTAATTTAGCCTGTAATATTTGTGGTCCTGATTTAAGTACTAAATGGAGACTAGAACAAAAAGTTAAATTGGGAGCATCAACAGTTGATGAAAATTTACTTAGATCAACTATTAAAAATATCAATCTTGAAAGTTTAGAAACAGTTCATGTATACGGTGGCGAACCTTTTTTAACTAACACCCACGAGATTCTTCTTGAAGAATTAAAACCTTACGCAAAAAATATTACTATATGGTATGACACTAACGGTACTGTAACTCCTTCAGCACGTACAATGGAATTATGGGAACCATTTCATTTAGTACGATTAAAATTTAGTATTGATGGAATCAAGGATTCATTTAATTATCTACGATGGCCTGGAGATTGGAATCAAGTCGAAGATAACATATTAAAAATGGTAGAAACTTTACCGTACAATCATATGTTATCTGTTCGTCCAGCCATAGGTATTTTAAACTTTCATATAATAAAAGACATACGAGAATGGCAGCAAAAATATTTGTTTGCTAATAGATTAGGAGATCTTACAGAATTTGAGTATAATCCAGTATATGGATTATACAAAGCAGAAAACATGACGCAGGAAATGAAAGATGATCTGTTAGAACTTTATCCTCTTGATGATCCAATTCATTTAGTCATGCCAAGAATAGTATCAGGAACTCAATCCAGAATAGAAGAAATTAAACAATCCCTAGTAGAGCTTGATTTAAAAAGAGGGCTCGATTATAAAAAATCACTTCCGCATCTGCTCAAATATTTTTAATTCTGGCATATAGTTATTGATATTAATTTTTTTTAACTGGTCCTGTCTTTGAATTTCTTGTATAAATTTCTTATATAGATCAGTAGAATATGTGCCATTCTTAAAGAATTCTGTTATGGTATTGATATGTGTAGGATTATTTTCTAGTATACGTAATTTCTGTTCTTCCGCTAAATTGCCAGGATTTAAGTAAATTGGGTGACTAACTAGATTATGATTATGCGGAATGGCTTGTTCTTTAAACCAGTTAACTGTTTCTGTATAATAAAATAAATTTAGATTGCTTATAGTGTAACTGGCACTGACATTAGAGTTTATTTGCCTAAATAATTTAATATTTGAAATTAACTTATCCCATTTTAACGGAAAACGCATGTATTCAAATCTGGATTCTATTCCGTCAATACTTAAACAGATATTTAAATTTTTAAACTTTGATAAAACTTCTATTTGTTGATCATTAAGTTCTACAGATCCGTTAGTAACAAAGGATATAAAACAAGAGTCGTTTCCTTGGTTGATTAACTTCAATAAAATTTCAAAATTAGTTTTTTCATACAATGGCTCACCCCCAACAAAGGAAAGCATAGTAATATCAGCACAATTAAAATCTAGTTTTGAGGTGCTTACTTTTTTCAGTGGTATTTGTTTTTTTTCTAACGCACCCCATGCAGAACTTGCTTCAGGTATACAAGTAAAGCATGTACTATTGCACAAATTTGATGTATATAATTTAATAATTTTTTTGCTATAATTTTGCTTAGAGCAATTTTCTTCAATAATATTAATATCAGTATCGCTATAAAAATCAAATGCTTTGTTCTTTAACTGTCTGTCACTTTCGTTCCCGTTATCTTCAAGAGTCCAACATTTTTTACATGCAGCAGGACGCTTTTTTTCAAGCATTTCTTGTTTAACAGATTCGATATTTTGTGTGGATAAATCTAATAGACAACACGGAACACATTCTGGCCCAATGGTATATTCTGCCCCAAAAAATGGCATTACGCAAAAGTAGTCATTCATGGTAATATTTAACTATATACATCAGCTATAATTTAAATTATAATACTAACTAAATACCTAATATTGGAGTAAATCTTGCAAAAGCGTACTCGTAGTATCCTTGATGAACTTGCCCACATACCCGCCACTACAACCAGTTCGCCCATGATAGCTGCTCGGCCCAAGCCGGGATTTAACATTGAAAAATCTGTACAAGCTAACGTCGATAGTACTAAACTCAAACAAATGTTATCTGGATTAAAGACCAAAACAGAATGATTAGCTATCAAGAAATTACAAGCGTTCACTTAGAAATCTCAAGTTTGTGTAATGCTAGTTGTCCTTGGTGTCCAAGAAACTTTTGGGGATTTCCGTATAATGGTGGATATCCAGAAGCTAATTTTACACTTGATAATGCAAAAAAAATATTTTCTCCGGAGTTTCTAAAACAATTGCAGATGATACGAATTAATGGAAACTTCGGCGACATCGTAATGAATCCCGAAGGGGCAGATATTGTTGAATACTTTTATAATGTAAATCCACAACTTGAAATTACGATTAGTACAAATGGCGCAGCTAGAAATAAAGATTTTTGGATAGCGTTGGGCCAAACAAAAGCTAAAGTTAGTTTTTGTCTTGATGGATTAATGGATACTCACCACTTGTATAGACAAAATACTGTTTGGAAAACTGTAATAAACAATGCTAAATCTTTTATTGAATCCGGTGGTCATGCAGTATGGAAAATGATAAAATTTAAACATAATGTTCATCAAATTGAAGAATGTAAAAATTTAAGTATAGACTTTGGGTTTAAAGAATTTCAATTAGTCGAAAGTACCAGAGTAGATGCTCCTGTGTTTGATAGTAAAGGAAATTTGTTGCACCTATTGGGCGACTATAACGGAGAAACAAGTTTTCCTTTATTGTTTCACAAAAAACAAACAGATTTAATTCTATTAGAAGATATAACAGTTGAGCGTAAAGAAAAAAAGACTGTAAGATGTGAAGCTAAAAAAAATAAAGAAATTTACATTACTAGCAAAGGGGAAGTCTATCCTTGCTGCTATACAGGATTTTATCCTAAAACCTACGGGCATGGACAATACCATCAAGCGGCGAATGCCCAACTGGTCCCGCATATCAATAAAAATAATGCACTTGAGTATGCATTAAGCGAGTGCATTGAATGGTTCAATGAAATAGAACTCGCTTGGGACAAAAAAACTTACAACAACGGCAGACTAGTAATTTGCGATGATAATTGCGGAAATTAATGGTAAATATTTAATAACGGAGTAGATTTTGCAAAAGCGTACTCGTAGTATCCTTGATGAACTTGCCCACATGCCCGTCACAAAAGACCGGGAAAATCTTGTGGAAAGTCGTGCTAGCCATGTAATTCAAGGTGCTATAAATTTGATCAATTATATCAAAGAAAACTATGATGCTGAACAAGCTGCTGAACTTGAGCGCAGATTGTTGAACAGTATACGTTCCCAAGATCCTGCTAAATTTGCTCGTGGTGTTAGGAGATTTCGAAGTGAAGATTAAAGACGTATTAACTGAAGGTTTTTGGAGTGGTTTTGCAAGCAAGCTGCAACCAGGATCATCTCGAAACAAAGAAGAATATCCTGTTCGCGGTACCGGCAAACCTCTAGACTCAGAAGTTGCCAAGAAAGCACAAGAGTTATACGGTATAAAACCAGATAAAAAACAAGCCAAACCTGAAGAACCAGAAAAACAACAGTCAGCGGATTCTGTACCTAGACCTGAGCCCGAACCAGAAATACAAATGCCAACTAGTACACCTAGGCCGAAATCAAAGCCGGCACCAACACCGGCTGCTGAACCTGCTGCAGCTACTCCTCCTTCTGCTCCTGCAGAACCCGAATACGATGCTCCGGTAAATCTAGCAGACGAACCTTTGGCTAGAGATGAACGCATAGCAGTAGAAACACCGGCCGGTATGATGTACAAATATCCAAATGGCCGTTGGTATCAAATACCCAGTACTGGAATTCCTGCACCAGTACCATCAAATCAGTATGCAATATTAGATGATTATGCTAATATAGAGGGACAGGTAGAAAAAATTCCATCCACTAAGCGTAAGAAACGATAACATGATATTAGAGTTTATAGACATTCTTGAGGATGTGGCAACTCATATTGAACACCCAGAAGATCTAGTATTCACCGAAGGCACAGCAGGAGCCCTCCGCGGATTTCAAGCAATAAACTTAGCAATCGCACAACCTAAAAATGTAACCGTAAAATACGACGGTTTCCCTGCTCTTATATTTGGACGCAATATTGATGGTGTGTTATCTGTAGTAGACAAACACATGTTTACCAAGAAAGATGGATCAGGTCGTCGTATCGCCAGCGTGGAACAATTTGTAGCATACGATGCTGCCCGTGGCGTTAATAGAACCGATTTATATCAAAAATTACAAGCACTATGGCCATTGTTTGAACAAGCCGTACCTGCCGATGCTCGTGGGTACTATTGGGGAGATTTGCTGTGGACTGGAGTGCCTCCTGTG